TAATAAGATGAGCCCGTCTATCTGGCCATCCAGAGGTTACTCCTCTCTCTCTTCTTTTGCTCTTCACGGGCTTTAACTCTAGAGAAGAAAACTTCTCCAACAGTTAAAGAACGTCAGGGCAACTGGACCCGTTCTGATAAGTCGAATGGATCGAAGGGTGAAACAGGTTCATTAGGCGCATTAACTTTCGTAGTTATGTACTTAACGATCTCTTTCATAAAACCTTCCTGATAATAATTAAAATTAATTATCGGTCCATCAAAGATAAATCTTCGAACTGGTGCAGTAGAATTGAAAGTATTTATTTCAGATAAATACTTCTCACAGATGAAAGAACGGATACCTTCTAGATATGCCGACACCTCCTTGCGATTAGCAAAAGGTGAACCCACATCTCACATAGTAAGACGTGTGAACGCCCTTGTATATTTCTCGGCATTAGATCAATGTAGAAGAAGAGCTTCATTATGAAGTTCATCATCTATAGAGGATAATAACGAGTTAATATAAACAGGAGTAAGCGAATTAACGAGCTTCATAGAAGACGTTAATCCACTCTCTGTAGGCACAAGTCCAAAAGGTCCTAGTATAGTTCACTTAACTAAGTTGGTTCTCTTTCTCGAAAGAGTAGGAACCTTCTTAAATAAGTCTTCTACACTAGCTTCATCATAAGTAACCCCTTTGCTTATCATATCTACTATGAGGGATACAATCCCTCCAGAAGATTTTTAAGCAAAGTAGTATGTTCTTGGGGCCGAGCGAGGAAAGGTTATCTTCTCCACGGATCAATTGTTTCGCGAACTCAAAAGAGTTCTTTGAAACCAAAGATTTGTGAAGAGAAATATCCATTCCAAGCTCCTCGGTCATAATAATATGATAGAGTTTGGCCACAAGAGTATTAGCTATGACTATATCATCACCCAATAAAGCATAATCCGTAAAGTGGTAAAGACCACATCTACGGGCTGCCTCTTGGACAATGATATGATGAGTCAGAGCTAACATACCTCAGGAGCTTAAAGCTCCCATGGGTTGACCAATGGAGTACCGTATCCGTACATCTGATTGAACGTATTGCTCTGAAGAGGCATCATGCCTCAACAGTCAATCCCGATTCACC